CTATTTACCTGTGAACTATATTCACTTGTTGCTTCCTCAAAACATGCATAGAACTGTATGTCGTTTAGCTCAATATCTACAGTTGGATATCCTAAACGATGTGCACACCATTTTGCAATGTTGTCAGCATCTTCTTGAAATGCAGTATCTGCATCATATAGGCCAAAAGGTGTATCACCAGGGAAAAAGGATGATGAGCCCGGCCAAGTTATAGTTGTTGCCATCTTACTCTCCTAGTATGTATAAATATCAAAAGCCGCCGCCGTCAATCAGACCTATAAACTGTAGTGCTTCAATATTATTGCTAGAACTTATGATTGCACTTGATGTAAGTTGCGCCGTAAGATTTATTGCATCATAGTTTTTATTGTACGTAAAACTAGTAGAACCGCTAAATGATCCGCCGTCATTGAACTGTACAGACGAGCCACTACCACCTGGATCTCCACCTGAACCTCCACCACCTGGAGGACCTTGAGGACCAACTGGGCCTTGAGGTCCAATAGAGTTGACTGTTACTACTCTGGCCGTTTCCTGGTTAACAGTTACAGTATTGGTATTAGTATTGACCGTTACAGAGTTGCATCCCATTATGTAGTGACTTCCTTACTAAGCTTAATTCTACCCTGTAGTATTCTATCTACGTATCTACATGTAGACGAGCCTGAAATTATTTCTAAGTCATAATAAGCTTCAACAAATGTAAATGCACTAGACGTTGCAGCTGACATCTTTACACCTATACTACCTGATGTTTTAGGTAAAGTCAATGACCCTGATTTAGGTGTTAAGTTTAATCCTGAGCCACATGGAGATAATGAAGATGAAAGCGTAGCATACAACGAAGATCCACCGGGCGAGTTTCTGATTTGCATTTTAGCATGATAATCAGTCAGATCAACCGGATCACCTGCAGAGTCTTTATAGTCGAGTCTAAAGTCGACAGTTGCACCCTGTTCTATAATAAAGTTGTATACGCCAGCCATAAAGTCTCCTATATTAATAAGTATCAAGTTTCAGAGTAGACTTCCAGTATTTCATCAAGAATTGGATGACGGTGGTTTTGTAATAGGTCTATGCTACAAAGACCTTCAACTTTTTCTGATGCTTTACTTAAAAACTGTAGTCCACTAGCATTACTATGCTTTAAGTCTATCTGATCAGTATCACCGCAGAACATCATAAGAGAACCTAAACCGATACGCTGTAAGATCATTTTAATTTGTGCATGTTCTAAGTTCTGGCACTCGTCTACAATAACGCAACTATCAACGAATGTACGACCGCGCATATAACTTACGGGTACTATTTCAATAGCTGCAGTATTGATTAATTGATCGATACGCTCACGCCTTAGGAGTTGATACATGTTACCATATATAGGTGCAATCCAAGGGTCCATCTTTTCCTGTATTCCACCAGGTAGAAAACCTAAATCTTCTTTGCTGACAGTAGGTCTAGTAACAATAATCTTTTTAACTTTCTTGTCAAGTAGCATCTGTAAAGCAATCTGACAGGCTAGTAATGTTTTTCCTGATCCAGCTTTACCATTAATAACTGAAATAGTATTTGTGAGTATCGTATGTTTAGCTAGTTTTTGCTCTTCATTTAACGACAAAAGGAATCTGTAACCTTTTTTTTCATTTTTCTTAGGTTTACCATTGATAAAATCCGTCATAACACGTCTCCTCTTGCATATAAATATCACCCAAAAAGGCCAGTCATTAAGACCGGCCTTTAAGAAATGTATATTACTCTAGATTATAGAGTGTTAAGTCCACTTACAAAGATCTTACCGAAGAATTCAGGTCGAACAACTTTCTTCGCGTAACGCGTCATTACGCCTTTACGCGGCGTGAAGTTTGTAGGATCGTAAACCATCGGAGTCATGATCAATGGAATGTACGGAGCGTAAACAGCACCTGTTTCTAGGAACTGAGCACCTCTGAATCCCATGATGATCTCGTTAGTCTGCATGTATGGGTTCTTGTATACTGTATACTTGTTGTTTACAGCACCAACTTTAGATACACCCATTGCAAATTGAGAAGCACCACCGTCAGAATCAGTAGCATATCCTGGAATAGACTCAAGAATAGTACAGATATCTGGAGAAGTTACTAGGAAGTTAGCTCCACCTCTCATGGTCTTAGCATGAATCTGGTTGCTTACTTTAGCAATCTTAGTACCAAGAGTTTGGAACCACTCACCTTGGTTAAATGCAGCAGCATTCGTAGCTGATCCAGTAAGGTCAGTTACACCGTCAAGAGTATTTCCGATGTTAGCATCCCAGTACTCAGTAGTAAGAGCGTTCTCACTCAACATACCCAAGATCTCAAGATCGATTTCCATTGAAATGTATTCAGAAAGCATTGAAGTCAATTCAGCTTCTGCGTCAACAGAGTGATACGCTTGAAGGTCTTGTGCGAATTCTGGAGTCCAAACAACTTTCAACTTACGAGTCTTAGCAATGATTGGAACTTGCTTTAACTGAACGTTGATCTCTGGAATACCGATATCATCACCAGATCCATCCATTTCAGCAGGAGTTGTATCTTCAAAGTCACCTCTTTCGTTAGCAGTAGGCTGCTGAGTGAAGTAAAGAGTAGCTGCAGCAGGGTTAGCAATCTCACCAACAGAATCGCCAGCACCTGACTCACTAAGAATAAATGTTACAACGTTTCCAGAGAAAGATGTATAGGCTGGCAATACAGATGAAGATACACCTGCTGCGTTCCATAGACCGTCAACGTGGAAAGATTGTGCAGCTTCGTAGTCAGCTTTAGCACTAACCAAGAACGTATGAGATACTTTGTGAAGCTTTCCAGCTGCAGCAGAAGCACTCAAATCAGAGTTGTAGCCAACATCTAGCCATGATGCAGATGCACCAGCTTCAGATACAGTTACAGTAGAAGATGATACTTTACTAGAGTAAGCAAATTTACCAGCACCGTAAAGTCCACCAGTAGCATCGCCTGAACTAGAAGTATTACCCATGATATCAGCACCATTAGTAAAGAATGAATCGTTACCAGTTCCGTACTTGAAGTCAAGGTAAAAGATTAGACCTGAAGGCAGGTTCATTGGTTGTACACTAACAAACTCTTTAGAAGCTAGTTCAGCAAATACTCTTCTTACTAATGGAAGAGCAACACCTGACCAGTTCTCTTTGTCAGTACCAGTACCAGCGTTAGTAACAGATGCTTCTGATACAAGCTGACGAGCCTGGTTTTCTAGTAGGATAGCAGTATTGTGCTTCTCGTAATCGGTAGCGATTCCTTCAAGAAGTCCAGTACCTTCCCACTTATTTACATATTGCTTAGTCTCGCTTATCTGGTTACGATAAGTGTTATGAGCATCTTGCAATAGGTTATTGATTTCTTTTGACATGATAAAAATCTCCTATTATGTCTTATAGATTAGCAAGCTTCTTCATTCGGCTTGCAAAATCAGTGGTTTCAGTAATAATTTTTGACGGAGCAGTTGAACGAGTTACTTTAGAAGCAATTCCTTCATTTACTCGCTTTGCACTCTTAGAACGCAAAGATTCAGCTAAAGTAGTGTATACAAGCTTAACTTCTCTTACAGAAGTTGCACGGTCAAAAGACTCAAGAACTTTCATTCTTGCAGACTCAGAAAGCGCTGGATTCTTGAACAACTTGTTAGTGTAAAGAAGTTTAGAATTTAACAAGTTTACTTCGTTGATTTTAGCTTTCATAAGCTTAATAACATTATAAGCTTCTTCAAGTTCATCTTCCATCTCAGCAACTTTGTCCTCTTCTTCCATCTCTTCTTCTTCAAGTTCTTCAGAAAGGCTACGGATTACTTCTTCAAGGTCGATTTCTTCCATGTAGTCTTCTTCCATACCCTCATCAGTGTGCTCTCCTTCCTCCATGTATTCGTCAGTGTGTTCACCTTCTTCAACATCATCTTCCAATTCTTTAATAATAGCTTCTAGCTCTAGATCTTCCTCTTCTTCCATCTCTTCTTCAACGCCTTCATGATAACCTTCTTCGGTTTCATGTTCGCCTTCTTCGACTTCGTCTTCAGCTTCGATTTCTTCTTCAGCTTCCAACTCAGCTTCGTCTTCAGCATCCAATTCGGCATCTGATGGTTCCATGTCCATTGCAGGTTCCATTTCTGGTGTATCAGCAACAGGCTCTTCGTCATCTTCTTCCATTTCTTCAGCAAGCTTTGATGAGATCATAGATTGAATCTTAGGAGCAAAAGCTTCTTCCAAGGCTAGTTTTGCATTTGCAATAGCAGTCTCACGAACTTGCTTAGCATCAGCCACAGCCTCTTTCAATAGATTCTTTGACATAATTGTCTCCTCGTTAATATGTTTCGGGAAATATGGTTATTCTTGAACCATAATAGAAAATTGTTAATTACATGTGCACTGACATCAGAATAGTCGTGCATTTTAGTCATGTACATATATAAGTATATGTTAAATCGCACAAAACAGAAAAGCAGAGCATAAAGCTCTGCAATTATCTGTAATTATATGTAAATAATATGTTAAGACCCAGTACCCTCCTTTTCTTTTACAGGTACATGTACTAAAAGCTTCTTGTCATACTTGCTAGGAGCAGGTTGTGGCGGATTAAACTTGTTCCATCTACGAGCCTCCTTCATCTTAAGACGCTTTTTAGTTGCCGGTTTAACATATTCTTTACGAGCTTTAAGATCTTGAATAATACCAGCTTCTTTAATTTGCTTTTTGAATATTCTAAGAGCTTGTTCAAGCCCGCCTTCAGGTACTTTTACCCCATTGAGTCCAGCACCCGGCAATATAAAGTCCTTTTTAGACCTTTTACTACGTTTAAATTTCTTTTGCATTGACTAGTGTTTAAAGTTTGTGCAATATAACAATTTTGTTTTAATATAGAAAGATTATTCTACTATTTCAAAATACCGGTTAAGACCGTGACCAATATTCTCATAAGTGGCCTGAGCTTCAAAAGTAACCGCTTTCAATTGCTCTTTAAGTTTATCTAAAGCTTCTACAGATCGAGTAACTTCTTTCATGTCGCGCTTGATCTGGGTTTGTGCAAACCAGTCTTCACCTTCTTGAACAGCCAGATGGCTAGCAGCTTTGGCTATCTTCTGCATTTCAGTAATTGACTCATATGCAGTATTGAGCGATTCAAACAACTCTGAATATTGGTTAAAATTAGAAACGCCACTAGTAATAGCAGCCTTTTCTTCTGTTGTTAACTGGATGTTCTCATTAAGTAGTGACTTTAGTTTCATTTGATCGCCTTTAACATTTTCCACAGGATCCACCGCACTTACACGGCTTAGGTATTGAACATACACCTGTTAATTCACATAATATATCTGATATCAATGAGTCAATTGTACCGTGTGGTGAAGTACGTTGAACGCCTTCTTGTATTGGATGCATAAATGCACCATGGGTACTAGGATTACTTACAAAGTCCCAGCAAATAAGTTCAAAATCATCTTGCACTGATAATGTTCCGTCTTCTGAAAGTTGCTTAACAGAACCTAGCCCACGAGAACTAATTCCAAGCTTTATACCGTGCGACATTAACTGACGAAGTATATTTCCACTCGGTGTAGTTAATATTTCAACTTTACCAATTACGTCATCACCTTTCCACCAGCAATCAAGTATGTTATGTGATACATTTTTTAAGTTAACAACTGAACTGTCAGGATGATCTAATTCGCCTAAGGCTCTTCGTTGAGCTACTTCAACTTTTTTATACTTTGCAACCTCTCTTTCTAAAATTTCTTTAGGATATACTCGACCATTCTGGTTTTTAGCACCGGCTCTCTGTAATACGCCTTCAACTATGACTTTGCCACCGTTTACATCCATAGACTCTTGGATCTTCTGCGGTGAAACTTCAAATAATGTTGTATCAATTAACAGTTGCTTTGTCATCATTTCTCCCAGACCGACTTCTTTTTGTATAAGTCAAAGAATACGCGAGCTATTTCCTGACGAATAATAGATCTGACATGCAAAACATCAGATGTATCAAGGTCTTCGTCAAGAACAGTATACCCCAAACGTTCTAGGTCTTTGTCTTTCTCGTTTTCATCATCAGTGAACACGTTCGGTGTCAAATAAGCACCTGCATCTGCCGAAGTACTAGCTTCTCTTTTGTACTTTTTAGCCATTTTTAAGTTCTCCGATCAATTCATATGATGAAAGCAAGGCAGTAAACGTGTTATCTTTAACCGGCTTATCTATTTTAGATTTAAGCTGGTCAACTACTTCATTAACCTTGATTGATGTGACTTTATCCGTTATATTAGAATTGATAGACTTAAGTTGACTAGTTACTTTATGAATATGTGTATTAACAGCTTCAGAAAGCTCAGGGCCATTAGTCGTATGTGTAATATACAACTTTAGCAATGACTTTTGACCAGTTGAAAGTGACGTATACTTTTTGTTAAATTTCTCAAGTAACAATTTATATGTTAAATCTCTAAGTCCAGTTTCTTGTTCAGTAAATTCTTTTACAATAGAATTACTTGTAACGGGCTTTTCAGATTGAGTACAAATATGTTCCTTTAGTGTAAAGATGTTCTTTACTCTTTCAGAAGCTTGTAGATTACCTGAATTGAGTACGTTATAAATTGACGCATATACTTTATATTCAGGTAATTTAGTCTTAAAGAAAGTAGAAGCTTCAAAAGACTCGTTAATCTTACTAATTAGGTTGTACCTTTGCCGCCTCAATGTAGCCTTATTGATCTTTGAATAATCAGATAAGACTTCTTTGATTAATGCATCAGCCTTAGGTTCAGTATTAAACTTGGTCCTAAGAAGCGTCTGATATATTACGGCTTCTTTACTTAAACTAGAGCCCTTTTTAAAGAATTCTTTAATAATTGCTATTGCTGGAGATGTTTTTCCTGCCATAGAGTCAGATGTTACCTGTCTTACCAATAGCTCAAAAAGAAGGCCTGTATTTTTGTATTTTGAATGAGTAGTTTTTGCCATAATATCAATACCTATCACGTTATGAATAAATATATTCGTGAATCCCGTTATTCATCATTCAGTAAACCGTTCTCAGATAGTATATTAGATGTGTCTAAAGCTTCTAAAGATTTGATAAAATTCTCGTGCGTTTTGCGGTCTGGATTGCTATAATCTCTCTTAGATTTTTCACGGCCTAATGGGTCTCTACCTCTAGCTGAGTCTTGATGACCATATTTTTTCTTACGAGCTTTATCACCCATAACGGTCTTTTCAGACTCATTAGTTGGTGCTTCACCGCCGCCTGCACTTCCTTTAGCTTCAAGGTCTACCATTGCAATTGCATGTGGAGTACCAAGTACATCGTTAGTTTTAACAGGGTCATTACCTTCTTGTTCAATTTGCTCAAGTCTAAACTTACGCTTAGTATCTTGTACTACATTTGCCTTTTCTTCAAGGATTTGTTCGTCTGATAAATTGAATATGTTTTTATAGATAAACTCCTGAGATATTAGCTGACTTTGTAGCATTGAATCTGCCAGAGATATTTTAGAATCCCATAGTTCAAGTTGCTCTTGCTCATAAATCTTACTAGCAGTTGTAAGTGATAGTTTAAAGTCAAGCAAATCTTCACCTTTATAGCCTTGTGAATATAGGTGTACAAGTGCAATCTTGTATAATTCAGAAACAACTATCTTCTGTATTCTTTCAATTGTTCTACAGAAGCGAACGTCTTGTGCAGCAAGAGTAGCTTTACCTTCTACACCTTCTTCGTATCCAATAAACGCTTTCGGTATTTGCAAAGCCGCAAGCATTCTATTCTTAAGATATTCGATATCATCAATGCCGCCAAACTCCATTCCAGATAAAGTATCGATTTCAGTACCAGCTTGACCACCTCTTACAGGAAGGTAAAAGTCTTCAAGCATGTTGCTCATGTTGAACTTAAGGTTGTATTCACCTGTATTTGGATCAACGTACGGTGTTTTCTTCATATTCATCATGACACGTTGCATATACGCATCAACTTCATTTGGTGGAATATTACCTATGTCAATTTTGAATACTCTCTTTTCAGGTGCACGCATAATTCTATGAATCAACATTGCGTCTTCCATCAAGGTTAACTGCTTCCATGTTTTTCTAGCACCTTCTAACATTGACTTGCCATAAGGTAGGAAATTAGTATCTGATAAAAGTCTGAAATGTGCTATTTCATAGTTGTCAAATATAGTCTTGTTGTCATGAGTACTAATAGTTGAGCCATACGTCGTTGCAGGTGAAGCAGGATCCGCAATAAATCTAACAGCTTCAGGATTAGCAGGGTCAACTCCCTCTTCTCTTTGCATCTCATATGCTGAAATAGGTATGATATTAGTTATACCTACACCTTCGCTGATGTCTAATTTCAAAAAGAAGTCGCCATACTTACATAGATTACGGATCCATGGCCATAAATTATACTCAATGTTCATGATATCGTAGAACAAGTTATGCAGAATATCTTTAATATCAGACTTATGTGAAGTAATATCTAGAATATCGCCATATTCGTTCTTTAAAGTACATTCATCTGCATAAATGTTAAGAGCCGATGATATAATAGAATCTTCATCCATTAGTTCATAATCCGTGAACAGTGCAAGTCTTGCAGTATGAAAGTTCACGGCTGAATTGTATGTGGTATATGTGTTTGATGTATGTAAACGATTATATCGGTCTACAAGACGGTTAGTTGCTAAATCACTATTAGCCTGTACTTTGTTAATGTCAAGTACTTTTAAGCCAGAACTAGTTCTGGTGACTACAGTACCACCACTAAAAATGTTCTTTAATCGTCCAAAAAATGTTTTATCTGCTGCCATATCTTATCTTTATTAAAGTAGCCAAGTTAAATCTGAATCGCCTTTGCCATTTGGATTCCATTTCCAGTTATCGTTATTAGTAGAGATACCTGTCGTTGGACCTTTACCCATATAATTAATGGCTCTTTTATTTAATTCTATCCCCTCGTTTCTAAGCTTAAGTGCAGAGTCTCGTACAAAAAGTCCAATGGCAAACGACATTGTTAAATCGTCATTATAGCCTAGTTGAGCCTCTGCTTTCTGTCCTCTCCATATAAACGTAAACAATTCATCGATCAATCTAGTAGATTTTACGACAAGTTCCCGTTCTCTAAAATAAATATCAAGCTTAGATATTAGTAAGGGTCTAGTACGCTGACTAGTTGTAAAGCCCGGCGTCATTTGAGCTTTCTCTTTTAAGTCATATCCTTTACTTAACTGCGTTGCTGCATCGACATAGCCGTCAGTTTTATATGTATAGTAAAGGTTTTTGTAATTTCTGTCGATTGCCGGCTGTATTGCAGCCCAACCTATATTTGCATTCTCTATAACCAATAAAGCTTCGTTATATTCAGTTGCAATATTGACTAACATATTGCCGTATTCTTTAGTACCTATCTGACCTTTAAATTCTGCAACTTGAGTCAGACTGTCTATGTCAAAAATGTGAAATGCTGAATAGTCATTACCATCGCCACGTGCAACGTCAGCAGATACTAAATAACTCTTACTATAATCAGGATATTCCCAGATCCACAATCCACCATCAAGGCCTCTTTTTTCAATAGGCTCCTGACATGTTGTTTCACGATACAGTTCTAATAAATCGCCAGGTATTACAGTACGGCCGGACGATATAAAGTCGCAGTCGCACTCTTGTGATGCATGCGCAGGTCCTAGTATTGCATCCTGTTCATCGCGCCATGTTTGATCTCTTTCAGGATGTACAGTCCAATGTAGTTCAATTGGATGAAATGAATTTTCGTTAGCTTTGGCTTTTACCCAGTTTTTATGAAAGAAATTACCAATACCATTCGGTGTTGATAACACAACAGCTCTACCACCTGTTGCTAACGTTTGCTGTGCAGAAGCCCAAATCTCGTCTATCTTGTCAATAAACGCCGCTTCATCAATAACCAATAACGATAATGCTTCCGATCGACCAGCATCGCCGGCTGCAGAAACTGCTTTGATCTGAGAGCCATTTGCAAATCTAAGACTTAGTTTATTATCTTCTACAGTTTGTCCCTTGAGCCATGTCGGAAGATAGTCGTGCATTACTCTAACCTTTGTAACAAGGTTCTTAGCAACATCCTGTTTTGTTGCAATGACAAGAACATTGAAGTCTTGGTTGAACAACATTGACCATAAACTAAAACCGGCACAGAGAGTAGATATACCTAGCTGCCTAGACTTAAGTATAATATTGTATTCATGTTCGTTTAGATCATTAAGCGTATCACACTGAAAGTCATATAAATTAAACAGCATCTTCCCCCGAGTAGGGTGCTGGATGTAGCAATAACGACGCATAAAATGTACTGGATCTTTAGCACATCTAGCGTATTCAGACGCAACTAATTGTTTTAATGACTCTTTAGGCATATATAAATAAATATAGCCATTTTAGCGTAAAGCTACTTTTTATCTCGGGCTTTCTTAGCTAAATCTTTGTCAGCTCCACCCCAAGTACCTTTACCTTTAGTTGCAAAGCTATTTACACGAGCATAACCCCATTGTTGCTGAGTTGCACCGGGTTTGTGTCCTGTTTTCCATGCTGCCATCCCGCGGTTGAAAACCTGTTTCAAAATACCATAGGGAATACCAGTAGCTTTAGATTTCTTCTGAAGTGCTTTCTTGACGTTAGAACTTACTTCACCGAACATTTGCTTGTATTTTTTAGTGTGCTGTGAAGGTTTAGTTTTTGCACCAGCGTCACTTCTAAACTTTTTGTAAGCATCAGGATCATCGTCGTCCATTTTACTACGTCGCTTGATAACTCGTTCACGTTCTTCTTTGTCCTTTTTACTGAGGCCTTTGAAGTAGGACGGTTTAGATTTAGAAGTTGTAGCTTCTGAGACTTCCATTTCTAAATCTACAGGCTCATTTCTAAGTACAGCATCAAATGCAGACTGGATTTGTCTAACTGACTTATGCATTTTGATTAAGTCGGCTTTCATAGCCTCTTTTTTCTTTGGATCTTTTTCTGCAACGAATTTCTTACGAAGTTGTTGCTGAGCTAGTTCTGCGGCATGTAATGCTTCAGCAGCCTTTCTAAATGCTCTAGATGGACCTGCTTCAAATATTTTAGCGACTCTTATTAGCTCTTCTTTTATTATACGTTTTAGCATGTTACTCCCAAAATATTAGTTTTGCTATGATACCGACTAAAGTTACCCAAATTGTCCAAATCGCCTTTTGCGCTGTACTTCTAAATGTAGTATTCTTTCCAACATTTGCGATAGCGCCTTTCTCAGGGTCTAATAATTTTTGCTTTATCAGTCTAACGTCTTCCTGTGTTTTTTCTTGACTGGCCTTTACATATTCCATATCAAGCTTTACGAGCTGAAGGTCGTTATGTACATCAGTTATTGTCTTCCTTGCCATTGATAGTCCTTGTAAAATTCCGCTTTACATTGTTTATCCCAGTTTCAATCTTCTCTGCAACCGATTCTTTATTGTACCCAGACCAGTCTTCGCTGTGGCCTGCTTCTGTAATATATTTGTTGCCCTGTTCAGTATTTAACCATTCAGAATATTCCTGTTCAACGTCAGATAACCAAGACTCATAGTTACCTTTCATAATAGACTTTTCATACTCTTCATATTTACCGTCAATGCGAAGTTTAGTTTCAAACTTTACAACACACTTAAAGCACATATTATGTATAGGCCACATAACGTCGTTGAGTCTATGGCTCATAGACCCTTTACACTTTGGGCAACATAATGGTTTATTGTATTGTTTACGGGCAGATTTTAGTTTAGATACTGTTTGCTTAATACCGTTCTTAATAGTCCATGTTTTACCGTTTTCTTCCCAGATATCACCTTCTGAGCGCTTTTCCGTTTTACGGGTATAACCGGCTTGTACTTCAGTTTTTGCAGTATACTTCTTTTGGACTATGTTGCGCATTCTTTTAACTTGCGCATCAGATATTGACTTTCGCATTAGATAACCTTCCTCGCTTGTTCAATCCACTTAAGTGCTTCTGGATTTGTAACAGGCTGTTTGATAAAATTTAGAACTTGTTTTTTGACGCCCGATGGTACTTGACCCGGCTTAGATTTTTCAGTATCGACCCAATGGAAATTAGGACCGAATTCAGTTTTGAATGTTTCTATATTATCTTGCACCTTCTGCCAAGTTCGTTCAACGACCTTGTCGTCTAGTCTTCGCTCAGGTCTATTAGCATTCCTGTCAAGTGCAGTCTGAAGAGTTGTATTTACAAAGATCATTGCGGTATCATAGCCAAGAGCCTCAATATTCCTTTTCTTAGTTAAAAGGGCGTTTGCACTTCCACCTGTACCATCTATAATGATACCTAATTTACCTTTAAGATAATTTTCAAGTTGCTTTTTCGCTATCTGAACAGACTTGTACATCATCTTGCCATCTAGGCTTCGCTCTTCATCACTCATATCTACTACAGATGCAGGTATATTATGCTTCTTCTTAAGATATTCAAAAGCCCGGTCAGAGTTAACGACTTTCAGCCCAGTACTAGTTAAACCCTTTATAGCCTTTGCATCTGGAACATTAAATATACCGTTGATAACGGCTGATTTACCTGAACCAGGACCTCCGGCCATGAAAACAGCTTTAAACGACCCTTTCTGAAAAACATCCTCTGTAAGTATAGATTCAGTAACATGGCCTACATCTGCATCGAGCATATCTATTATTCTAAAGCCGATCTGAGTGGCTACTTTAGTAATATGTGACAACCATAATTGATAGTCTTTAGCCGCATCGACGTCTACAAATTGCTGCGTACCACTTTTAACATCGCCGACGCCAGTTGGGAAATATGAAACAGCACCAGTTGGACCATTCGGGTAGTATGTATCATGTTGGAAAAACTCTTCATCAGGAACAAGGTAATTAAGTACATCCATACCTAACATTTTCGCCAATTCTGATGTGGCTCCTCTATAACTGGCCTGATTAGCCCAATAGCCAATAGGTCCATCATCAACATCCTGGCCTGACAGGCCATCGACAGTATTAGCTTCTTTAATTAACTGTGCTACGTCAACGTTTTCAAAAAGCCTTAAGATATCAGACTCTGACGGTTTGAAAATCTCATAAGCTACCTGTATACCAATATTTTCCATATCTATAAATATCTAATTTACCTCAGTAAAGAAACTTTACCTACTAATTCTTTATAGTAGTTTTGATATTTATTGTACAGTAATTTTAACTTCAAATGTAGATGCTCTATTAACTAC